CGTTTTGCTCTCCTTTCGATTGATTTTTGGGGTGAGGGGTTAATACCCTGTTTGAATACGAATTTTTGCACACGGGAGCCCCAGCCCGCTGTCAACTTTTTAGGTCCCGGAGATTTTACCTCCCCCTGGGTACATTTTTATTTGTTGTGCCAGCGGTCTCCGCTTTCTGCTGTGATTTTGGAGTGACAAGACTTGCAAAGTGCCATCAAGTTTGTTTCATCGTGCGTTCCGCCTTTTTCAAGTGGAATGATGTGGTGAACTTCTCTTGAAGGTGTAAGCCGTCCGTGTTTTTCACACTCCTCGCAGAGCGGATGTTCCTTAATGTACCTGTTTCGTATGCGCCGCCAAGCTGACCCATAACGCTCGCTACTGTCATAAGGACGTTCGTATTTGTTATATCGAGTGTTCATCACCCTGGTGTGTTCCTCGCAGTAACGAGCGTGGGTGAGCTTGGGGCAACCGGGATAGCCACACGGTTTCTTCGGTTTAGTTGGCATTGGTTACCTCCTCTTGGGTATAAGAAAAGCCTGCAGAGATTGCTCTCATACAGGCTTTCGTTTTATACTTTCGCAATTATATTATAGCACAACTGCAAGGCGGTCATGTTGTGACAAATGCGGTCAAACCTGGTCAACTTTTAGATTTTTCAATAAATTTATTGGGGTATTCCGAAGCTCTTAAGTATTCCCTCATCAACCTTAGCCATTGTAGTATCGCTTAAGTGACCGATGAACTTGGTAAGCCTCTGCTTGTCTATGGTTCTTATCTGCTCCAAAAGAATCGTAGAGCACGGCCACAGCCCACCATCGTTATTGTGTACTGTTATGTGCGTAGGAATCGGCGGCTTATGTTGGCTGCTTGTAGGAGCGATAATTATCGTATTGCTGTAGCGGTTACCCACATCATTCTGCAGGACCACCACGGGACGTACACCACCCTGTTCGGAACCTTCTCCCCACCCTAAGTCCGCCATAAATACATCTCCTTTTTTAACTATCATAGCGCACCTCAAATAATCGTGGGATTTTCGGGGACAACCACGTGCTCCAAAGCATTATTATGCCATCTGCGAACCGTGCGTTCTCCTGCGTTAAGCTTTCTTGCGATTTGCTCCCAGGTGTAATTGTGTAGGTACCGATAACGTAGGACAATCTGCTCATCCATATTTTTGACCTTCTCGATAACCACCCTTATTTCCGCTTTGAGCTTAACAAGCAGCTCAATTTCATCGTTGATTTTATCCTCAAGATCCATAACCTTAATAAGGCTTCTTACAAAAGGTGGATCTGTCGGTCTTGTGCCTCCGTACTTCTCTCCCCAGGAAGGAGATGAAATACTGGCTGCCATTCTGCGAAGACTAGCCGCCTCTTCAATATCGGAGTTGATCCGTTGCTCAAGGCGGTAAGCCTGACTCAAATATTCTCTTGCATTCATAAGCTACACACCTTTCTGAGTTTTTCCATAACGAGCTCCCCGTCAACGCTTGTAAGAGTGCGATACCATTCGGAGCGAAAGAAGCTCTCAAGCTCAGCAAGCTCTTGCTTTGTTGCCTCACATTCGCTCCTTTTGAGACTTTTCTTATATGCCTTCTTATAATCTCGGGCGGCTTGAATAATAATTGCATTTGCGAGATTTTCATATGCCTGTATTTCCGTCATAGCCTCTCCTTATAGTTTTTCAATTTCAATGTACAACCCGCACGGCTCGTCCGACCACCTTTTCTCAATAATCTCTCTTGCAACCTGGGCGTCATCCTTCCAAAATCTGCAGGCTGTCATACAGTCCTTGAGAAGCTTTTGAAGGTTATCCGTATCCGGCTTTGTTGAACGCCACTCACCGTGCTTGTGCGACTTGCCTCTCGGGAAAAGCCAAATAACACGGAGTGAAAGAGGTCCGTCATAGGGTACCTTGGGTTTCTGTGACGTTAAGTGACCGCAAAGAAGGTCCTTTGCATCTTTGATTTGCGGCGGGTCATAAAATATCGGTTTATTGTTTACTACCCTAACCCTTCGTTCCTGTGCGGTAACAGTGGGCGGGTTCATAGCTAAAAAGAAATTCATTTTTTAGTTCCTTTCTGGGGACAAAGGCAAAAGTCACTGTCCGTGGTGAGGGATACAAAGGCAGGCTTGCAGCCTTTGTTCCTCACACGTGACAACGCGGGATGGACACATCCTTATATAAAGCCTTTGTCCGCCGTTTGGACATAGGGCAAAATCCCCTTTGTCTGTCCATTTCACGGACATAGGAGAAAACTTCCTTTGTCCGTCCGTTTTAATCAGTTGTTACCTTGCTAACCACACCACGCTCTGACTTGTAAAATTGCTTGAATTCTCCAAGGTATCTGCGTATTGTTTTTTCATCAACACCGAGGTATTCAGCCATATCCGCAACATGCGTAAAGCCACTTTCCGCACACATATTGAATGCGGTGTCCAACATTTCTCTTCTGTCGTCACGGCTAGTACGCTTGCCACTCTTAGAGAGATTTGCAAGAGGCGAGCCTTCTGCATTGGCTTTTTCCAAATTGGAATTATCCAACCGGTGAATCGGGTACTCAAACCAGAAGTTGATAGGCTTGAAGTTCTCGAACTCACGAAGACTCGATTCCATTCTCCAGGCGGTCGCATTGCCGTCTCTGACATTATTCGACAAATTATCGTCAAGCTCAAGCTGAATCATATCAAGCTGAGCATCCGGGTCTCGCGCAAACACACCGCTACCGGAGGCACGGTCGATTGCTCTCTTTCCGCCCTGTGCACCCTTACTGTGATGATGACAGTAAATCGTAGCACAGCCAGTCTCAGCGCATATCTTGTCGAACTGATTACAGAATGCCGCCATATCGGAAGCGTTGTTTTCATCACCTGTGATGACTTTATAAATAGGGTCAATAATAACGGCACTGTATCCGCTGTCCTTTACCCTGCGGATAAGCTTTGGTACCAAACGGTCCAGGGGCACCGCAAAGCCACGAAGATTCCAAATCACGATGTTGTCCATATGCTTTGGTGGCAGATGCAGAGCCTCATAAATTTTCATAAAACGATTAATGCAGGAGGCAGGGTCAATCTCAAGGTTAACGTAAAGAACACGTCCCTGCTTACAAGGGAAACCAAGCCAAGGTTTACCTTCAGCCAGAGCAATGCACAGCTCCATCAAAAGGAAGGACTTACCCGCTTTACTGCTGCCGGAAATCAGCATCTTGTGTCCACAGCGAAGCACGCCCTTAATTAGCTCATCCGGTAGCTTCGGAGGGTTATCCTTATATTCATCAAGTGAAACAAGACCGGGAAGCTCGTCCGACGCGCCCTCCACAAAATCGAGCCACTCTACCCAATTCTTGCGACCGATGTTCTCTGCTACGATATACTGGTGATTGCCGTTCCTGTCTGCACCGGGCAAACGAGAAAGCCTTGAAGGATTGCGGTTCTGCTTATCGACCACTACACCGTTTCTTTCAAGAAAATCATAAAGAAACTCGACACGCTTTCGGTACTCATTGTAGTCCTCTGCCTCAACACGCACGATTGCGTGAAGGCTCTTGCCGCCGCTGTGAACCAGGCAAGCAATCGGCAGTTCCAGCTTGCGATACATCGCATCCTGGTCGGCAATCGACATGCTGTCCGACTCCACCAATGCGTATCTAAACTTGGTAATATGCTCGTTTTTTACGCCTTCACCATTGACGGGATTAAAGCGAATCCAAGCGCCTGCCTCCTTGTGCCAGTCCCCGATGGTAGCACCAAGGTCCGAGGAATACTTGTCAAGAGATGCAATGAGCTGTCCCGCTGTGCGGTCATAAAATCCCTTACTCGAAGGCTTCCACTTGCCATCGCTATCCTCCCAGGATTCGGTAACATAGCTGACAAGATCATCCTCATCAAAGAGGAGCGAAAGATATCTTTTCAGTTCATTTACGGGGTTCCAGTTCTCCGTTGCTTGTGTGTATGGGGTAAGGTCATCGCCATCATAAGAAATGGTATCCGACCAATCCATCACCCCATTTCCATCATAGGGTGTCCAACCGCGCTCCTTTGCCATCTGTACAATAGTCGCCCCAGTAATCGGTGTGCCGCAGCCTTTGAAGGTGCGCCACTTGCGTTCGCACTCTCCTTTTTTATATCTTCTGTCAGCCTGACTCCATCTGTCCCACACCTCGCATGGGTGTCCTTCAGCGTGAAGTGCCATTCCGACGTTCACCCACTCTTGGTATGTGAGTGTTGCTACATCTATTCGGTCAAGAGCCGATAAAACATTGCTCATTTTCTACGCTCCTTTACGGCTTGTATTTTGACGGCACCAAGCCACGCGGTACCATCCAGTTATTCATTGCAAGACGAGAGATCATCTTGCTGGCGTCATCAAATCGCCAAGTACCGACCTTAATAAAGCCGTAACGCTCAAGCAGTCGAATCTGCTTTGGCGTCGAAAGACCTTCATCCTGTCTACGCTTGAGGCGGTCGATGATCATACTTGCCATACCGCTGTTTGTAACGCTCTCGGAGAAAATGCCTCTGTTTTCGAGAAACTGTAACTGCTTCTCCGAAGGCGGTGCCATCTCCCAGGCAAAGGTCGGTACATAATTGGCAAGGTCCTCTGCCGCGATTGACATCGCATACTGAAGCGGATCGACAAGCTGACGCTTACGCTTACGCATCTGTGCAAGCTCTCGCGCCAGTGCCGCTTCTCTTTCAAGAAGGACATTGCGTACAGCCTCTTCCTCCTCTTCGATAATATCTACTTCACCATCAGCCTCAAGGAAACGCTCATCCATCTTCTTGGTGATTTCTTCATCCTTAGAAATAAGAGCTGAGGGTCTGCACAAATCGTGACGGTCTGTCATCCACAGGAAATCAAGCAGAAGGAGATGGTCCTTGTTAGGTGCCGTTCGCATACCGCGTCCAACCATCTGCTGATATAGGCTTCTGACCTTGGTAGGCCGAAGAACGACTACGCAGTCCACCTCTGGGCAATCCCACCCTTCGGTCAGCAGCATGCTGTTGCAAAGAACGTCGTAATGACCATTTGAGAAATCCTCAAGAATTTCTGCTCGGTCTGTGCTGTTGCCATTCACCTCTGCGGCACGAAGACCGTAGTGGTTGAGCAAATAACAGAACTTTTGTGAAATCGATACAAGCGGCAAAAATACCACAGTCTTTCTGCCCTTGCAATGCGTGACCATCTCCTGTGCGATTTGGTCGAGATACGGATCAAGTGCCGAGCCGAGCTCTCCTACGGCATAATCTCCGTTAGAAAGCCCTACTTCACCAATATTCAACTTGAGCGGTATGAGCAATGCCTTCACAGGACACAAGTGTCCTTCCTTGATAGCCTGACTCATACTGTATTCGTAAGCCTTGCTGTTGAAGTACTTACCGAGGTTACGTTGATCCCCACGGTCCGGTGTTGCTGTTACACCGAGAATATTTGCACTTGAGAAATGCTCAAGCACACGCTGATAACTATCCGAGAGACAATGATGTGCCTCGTCCACAATGATGTCTGTAAAGTAATCGTGAGCAAACTGTGCCAGGCGTTTTGGTTGCGCCAATGACTGCACCGAGGCAATCGTTACGGGTACGCTGCTTCCGATTGATGTACTACTTGCTTTTTCGAGAACCGAATCAAGACCACACACCTTTTTGAGCTTATCTGCCGCTTGTTCCAGGAGCTCACCGCGGTGTGCCATAATCAAAGCACGACCACCTTGCTCTACTCGTTTTTGAACGACCGAAGAAAAGACTACCGTTTTGCCACAGCCTGTGGGGAGAACAAGAAGAGTCTTCCTGTTCCCCACAAACCATTCGTGCAAAATTGCATCTCTCGCCTCAGTCTGGTAAGGCCTGAGAGAAAGCATCGATTACTCCTCCTTAGAACGGAATTTCATCGTCGGGGCCAAGAGTTACAAAGCCGCCCTCGTCCTTAAAAAACTCAGGGTTGTAATCGATGAAACGCTCGATATCGTTTGCGACCTTCTCCTCACCATTGTTATTGGTGTACTTACGAGGCTTGAAGTGTGCACGTCCCTTGGAACCAAGAACACGGTTCCAGTCCATCACGAGTCTTTCGCCATGCTTCTTCTGACCGATGCAACGGAAGAATGCGGAGATTCTCCACTCAAGGCTGCGGTAAAGTATAAGGTCGAACTTAACGGTAGCAAGACCCTCGGGTGTTCTTACAAGTGCCGTGATAGCCGCCTTGTTGCAGGCGGGGATCTTCTGGCTACCGGGGAAACGACCGCGCTCAAAGCCGGTGATTTCAAAGTTGTAGTCTCCCTCTTCCAGGGTAATAAACTCCTGACCATCGGTCTCGATGGCGGAATCCCAATCCATGCACATATCCTGTGCGGGTGCGTTATTGTAAGTGTTATAAGACATAGTAAATCCTCCTAATTAGCTGTTGTTATGATGAATGGTGGTAACGATGCGTTCCCAGTTCGGGAAGAGCCATCTGCTGACAAATTCTTCGGAATAAAGATCAATGGGTGTATTTTCGGGATAGTGTCCCTTTGCGGCTACGAGCTTTTGGAGCTCCGACTCCTCAATCTCTGCCTCAGTCAAAAGGCGGACGATTTTGCTCATCGTCTCCTCGGGAAGTGTTTTAGGCTTGCTCTCACCGAAAATGTGGCGGATGAGACCAAAGTCAAGGTCCATCTCATCGGGCAAGCCGTGTCTGTTCTTTGCGTCCCAACAAGGATGGTGGGTTGCGTACATCACACGCTTTCCTCCCTGCGCCTTTTTAGCATTGCTTTCG